AGGTCTACGCTCTTTCCGACCTCGTACATCGGATCGGCTTCGAGTTCGGCCTGCCTGGCTACGGCGAATTCTTCGCTCCACCATGCCTTCCAGTAGGCGCCGGCGAACTCTGTCCCTTGGGCCGGATGGCTGACGGCCAAAGCGTATCCCTGGCGCAGAATGCCGCTGACATCGCCGGACGCCAACAGGGTCCGGGGCACGTTCAGGGCTTCCATCAGGCCGTACCAGAAACTATCTTCCATAGGCACGTGCTCGCTCGCCAGCTTGGCTATCTCGCTATGGCCTTTGGCCCCGAAGTAATCGCCCAGCAAACGGGCCTGATGCAAGGTCAGCGCGCTGCCGTCTACGAGTTTATCGAGCAAGGTACTGAGTGTCGTTCTCTCGAAGAACTGCAACTGCCCATCTTGCAGAATCTCCGTATGCAAGGCGTTCATCGTGGCATCGCCCAGATCGTCTCGAATCGCCGGATAGCGATTGGCATATTCTGTTTGCGGGCCCCCCAAGGCACTCATCGCGCGCGTGCGCGCTTCGGCCGCCGGCACGCCCTGCGCAATCAAGGTCTCCATCATGCCCGCCGCCTTGCCGACCCTCTGTTTGAGCGTCGCCTTCTGCTCGCGCCGGATCGTCGCCGTCATCTTACGCGCATTGCGTAGCGCTTTTTTGAGCCGTCGTATCGCCTCTTCCGGGCTCGGTCCCTGGGCTGGGGCTGTTGCCGTATCGGTCGGCGGTGGCGTTTGAGGCGGGGCCGTCCCGCCGGCTTCCGGTGATCTCTGCGTTTGTACCTGCGTAGGTTCTTGCCCGGACGGCCCCGGTTGAACTTGCCCTTGATCCGTTACTGATTCCGTTGCGGTTTCTTCGGTGCCGCCGGGGGCTGCTTCTGGCTCCATCTTGGCGAGGGCCTCGTCGGCCCACGGTTCATTGGCATATTCTTCGAGCACGGTGCGGGGGACGGGACGGCCCTGCTGAACAGCTTCCTTTAGCAAGGTTCTCTGTGCTTCCGCAACCCACGGGAACGGAACTCGTCCCTCTCCGTATCGCGATGGTTCGTTTACTTCCCCCCAGAGAGATGTAGAAAAGTCACCGCCCTTAGGGTCGGGGGCCTCTCTATTGACAATGTCGGGGAATAGTGCTTGTATCACAGGCCTTCTGGCCGCAAGGTCTGAACCGCGAAGGACAGTCTCCACCTCTTCCTTCGTCATCTCCCACGGCTGCTTCGCCTGCCCTTGAACCGTTGCAGATTCCGCAACAGTTTCGGGAGTCTCGGCGGTCACTTGCGGCGCCGGAGTCTCAATAGCCGCTTCACCTCCGACCACAGGGGCGGGAGCTTCGGCTGGAAGGGCGGCCGCGGCTTCTTGCGTGGCGATTTCTCTGGCATATTCTTCCTCCGTCATTGCCATCGGCTGGACGATAGGCGTGTAGCCGCCTTCCTCTTGCACCTGTCCGCCCTCGGCTGGCTTGGTGGCTTGCGCCAGGGCCCCATTCAGGAGCAGCGACCCGCCGCCCAGGAGAATGCCCGCCGTGGCACCCCCGACGAACTCCTGCTTACTGGCCTCCAGTCGCTGTTGCAGGTTGAAGTCTTTGCCGTAGATGAGCGTGGCCGAACCGTCCCCGACCCAGCCCTGGGCCACCTCTTCAAAGCCCTCCTGGACAGCGGACTTGACGACATCGACCGTGATCCGTCCGCCTCGTTGGGCGATGCGTTTCAAGGCCGACTCGGAAACCTCACGGGCGAAACGCTTGGCCGTCTGGTCTGTGGCCCTCTTTCCCAATCGCAGTACGTGGCCCACCTGGGCCATTTCGATGACGCCGTTGACGCTGCCCACTACGACACGGGTCAGTTCGGCCTGTTCCGGCGACGCTCCATCTGCAACGGCCTGCCGATAGGCATTGTCGCCTTCCGACATGGCCGTCACGGTCCAGGCACCGGCCGGACCGGCCGCCACCGTTGCCACCGTAGCCGAAGCGAACAGCGGCAAAGTATCTCCCAGCGTAGCTGCCACAAAGCCCTTGATGCCACCGCCTTCGCCCGGTTGTACCGACCATCTCTGGGCGTCTTCGTAAAGAGACTGAGCGATGTTTTCCGAGACGCCGGCAGGCAAGGTCAGCATCGTATTCTTCTCGGACTCCGGCACGTTACCCGCCAAGTACCTCAATAGTGCGGCGCCTGTCCCCATAACGCCGGATATCCCGCGTTCCCCACCGCGTTCCAAGCCCTTGCCCAACTCATCGAAGAAGCCCTGATACCTCCTGCGGTCCGTCTCGATCTGCAACCGGGCCCGTGGGTCGGAGGTCTCGTATGCCGCCCGGACGATGTCGTCGGCGTCCTCCAGAGCGATACCCAAATCCTCGTTCAGTTTCCAGGCCGCCTCGCCCTGCTCCAAGGCCGTGCGCATATCGGGTGGACCCAACACCGGCCGCGTCAATTCCTCGAAGGAAGGGACCTTGGTCTTGGGTTTCGTAATGTCCTCGAAGCTGGCAACCGGCATCAGAATTCATCCTTCCATCGCTCGTAGTAGGCGCGGGCCTTGACGGGGTCTCGGTCATTCAATGCCCGCACGGACTCGGTGAACTCCTGCACCGTTTGCGGCTGCCGTTCGATATCCGGCAGTTGTTCTTGCCCTGAGAACATCGTATGCACTATCGGACGTGGAGAAATGCCCGTGGCCTCTTCGTAGGCCCGCTGCATCACGTCTACGGGCGGGCTCGTGGCCTGAGAGAACATCTGCCGAGCCAGTAGGTCGAAGTCTTTCGGAGACATGGACGCCCCGCGATCACTGCGGGCCACACGCACCAGATGGTCTGTAATCGTCGCCAGTTTCTTGCGAGCGCCGCCCGTCAGCCACTCGGGCAACCAGGCCGCCAATAGCCCCGCCGCCGTGCGACGGGCCCCTTGCACCGAGGCCGCCTGGACAGGGTCGAGATCGGACCAGGACCGCACATTGTCATAATCCGCCTGCGAAACTTTCTGGTCGTCGTACCGGGCCTTGAGCAGTTCGTTGCGGAAGTCCTCCAGACTCCGATCTCCCTGCCCGGATACGGCATCCAGCATTTCGCCTTGGAGCTTGGCGTAGGCGCTGTAATCGGTCTCCGTCGTCGTGCGACGAGCGACCATGCGCGACGTCCATTGCTTCTTTTCTTCATCCGTCAGCAAGTCGTTGGCTTCGATGGCCTCACCCATCTTCGGGTTATTCTCATCGAGCGCGTCGGCCAGTTTGCCTACCAGCGCCCGACGCGCCTCGGCCTGCCTCAGTAGAATCTCATTCTTCATCGCCTGGGTCGATGCCTGGGCTCGCGCCAGCAGGTTCAAGCCGCGATTGCGCTGCTTTTCGGTCAAGTCCCCCCGATCCAGTAACGTGCCCATCCGTTGCACGACCGTTTCCGGGTCACGATGGAGTTGAGCGAGGGATTGATTCAATTCGACTTCGGCCTCGAACCCTTCCAGAATCTCCTTCCGCTTGGCGTCCGTAATGACGCCATAGTGGACCTGATCGTTCAATGCTTCCGTCACCAGGGGCAGACTGCCCGTCTGATAGGCCGCCTCCAACGTCCGGTTCGTCTCGTCCTCGATCTGTTCAAGCTGTCGCTTGCGCTGCACCTGTCTCAAGCGCAAGACGGCCGAGGCCGTCTCATTCACCAGGGAGTTGCGCAACTGGGTCGATACTTCCGGGTCGGCGCCTGGGATGTCCGACAGTTTGTCTACCAGGCCCTGCGCTTGCTGACGAAAGAACCCTTCCTGCTCGTCCGGCGTGGCCCATCGCTGCCGGCCCTCCGGCCCCACCTTCAAATCCTGGGCCCGCTGTAACGTGTCCTCCAGGCCCAGCGAGAATTGGGCGGCCTGCCAGTTGGCGGCACTGGCCTGCCCGGCCAGTTTCACCTGCCGCTGATTCTCATCGATCGCCCCGGCCGCCGAGGCCGTCATGCGCTGCAATAGGCCCAGGGCGTCGTCGTAGACCGGGCCAGGCGGCATGAGTCGCGCCGGACCCGCCGGCCGTTGCTGTTGGCTATATGGAGTCACTATTGCCATCGTTTATCCCCATTGGGCCGCCGTCAAACCGAGACTGGCGCCGCCCGTGAACGGAGCCGCCGCGACGGCGCCGATTTGAAGGACCCCGCCCAACCTCTTCTTCCTGGCCGCCTTGCGCAACTGCCGGGCATACTCCAGGTAGGCCGCCTGCTCGATGCGACCTTGCTGAATCGCCCGTTCCACGTCTTTCTGAATGGCCTCTTCCGTATCGACGAGCGCCAACAGCGGAGAACCCTCCAGTAGAGAGCCGCTCTTACCGAACGCCGCCGTCATCGAGCCGAGAAAGCGTTTGCCTTCGCGGTCGATATCCATCCCCGACTGGAACCCTTCCTCCAGCACCTGCGCCGCCCGCTGCTCGTACTGACGGGCCTGATCCTTCAGACCGCCGGACGCCTGGAAGCTCTGCACGCCTCCGAGTATCCCACTGGCCATCGTCAGCCCGCGTGAGACCGAGCCCAGCCACCCGGAGAATAGATCGGGCGGAGTCAGAGACAAGCCGTCGCCTACCCGCAAGGACGGGTCCGACAAAGAAAAGGGCTGTGGACCATAAGGCTGGGCCATGCTACGCCTCCATCCCAAAGAAAATAGCGCTCAAGTGGAAGGGCAACGGCCCGTCTCCTCCGACCCACAGATCGCCCCGGCGGTCCCAACCGCCGGAGAAGTCCACCATGACGTCCTCACTGACAAGCTCGATCGGCGCATTGGCGACATCGCCGCGCTTGGCGTAATTGATAGCGCCCGCCCCCTCGGCCTCCGCTCCGACCTGACCCCCGGCGCTACGGTACAACCGCAACATGCACGTCACGATCTTGCGTTTGACGGCCTGGATCGAACCGTTCACCGTGCGCACTTCCGGCCGCATCGGACTGATCGCCCAGTCGTAGTCCCGGCCGATGTGAATCGTATTGTAGTAATGACGGTCGGAGCTGCCTATCGTATAGACCCCGGAGCTATTGACCGTACCAGTGGCGGGCTGGCCGTCGAGGAGGACGGAAACGGTTTCGCCCGCCAACTGGGTCAAACCGGTTACGGTATTGATGACACGTTCCACGGACCCGCCGGACGTGTAATCGCCGAACGCGCTCCCGTCGATATAGGCCGAGCCGCTTCGAGTCTTCAGGATGAAGGTATTCGTCTCCTTGTCGGACACGGTATAGACCCGACCGTTGAGGTCCGTCGTACCGACGACGCCGGTGATCTTGACCTTATAGCCGTCCGAAAAGCCGTGGGCGGCCGCCGTGACTGTGACCTTGCCCGTCCCGCCGTCGATACTGACGTCTGTAATCGTTACCGCCGCTCCCCCGTCCCAGGTCGTACCGGAGTCCACGAAGAAGGCGTCCCGCTGTTCCGTGCCCCAGTCGAAAGGCTTCATGCGTTCGACCGTGCGATAGGTGGCCCCATCGACGGTCCGGGCCACGACGACCCATACTTCGTCTTCCTCGCCCGCATCACCGGGCAGAACGGCCACGCTCTCGAACACGCCGTCCGTCGTGTGCCGGTGCCAGGCAATGACGGAGTCATGCTCTTCACTCTGCTGATAGCGCGTCAGGCCGATCAGGTCGCCGTCCTCCGTGACCGCCCATACGATCTGGTACGGCTGCTGCTGAACGGCCCACTCCACAATGCCCGCCCCGCAGATGTGTTCGCGATACCGCGTCAATTCCAGTGGACTGTACTGCTTCTTGTCGTCGCTGTATTGCAGTTCGTACACCGATTTGCCCGTCCGGCCCACGTAGGCCAGCCGTCCGGCGATATCCACCGGCTGAATCGCGGCGGCGCCCACACCGTTCTGAGGAATGAAATTGCAGTTCAAGGGAGTGATAGGCTGATCTTCCCCAGCTCCGACGGCCTTGAGAATGGCGCCGTCGCAGCCGATGAGTAGGGGCCATTGCGATGAGAGCCAGCGGATTTCATGGCAGTTGGGCCGGTCGATAGTGCGGGCGATCGCATCATCGTCTTCCACCGTCGTACCCACATCGAAACAGCGCTCGTCGGAGAGCCGCAGGAAGGGCTTGCCCGCCCATAGCGTCAGGGGCCGCAGGTGCCAGGCGTAGGGATCGGCGCCGGAGCCCCCGGCACAGAATATCCGACCGTCGTGGACCGTGCCGCAGCCCGGGTATCCGTCCACTCCGTTCCAGGCCCCCAAGGCCCACTTGTACGTTCCCGTCGTGCCTCCCAACGTCAAGGCCACAGTGGCCGTGGCCAATTTCGAGGTAGTCACGCCTTTAATGACGGCGACACCGATCTGGGAGCCGTACTGAACCTTGATCTCATATTTGAGGTAGTCATAGGTATTGAAGAGTTTCTCCAGAAAGTTGTCCGGCGGGTCCGGCGTGCCGATCCAGGTCACGACCAGACGGTACAGGACATTCAATTCCGTTTCCTCTCCCTTGTCCTCGATAGTGGCGGAGCCGGGCGTCTTGCGATAGTACTCGCGCACCGTCTTCCACGTCGAGCCGTCGTCGGTACTCCGCTGCCACTGGACCCTTGCCGCCCAGCGTCCGCTCAGCGTCAACTTCCATTCCCCGAACAGAGACAGGCTGCTGCTGGTAGCCGTATCGTAGAGCGTGGCCGCCACCGTCTGCTCGTCGATATCGTGTACCAGATAGATCGGCGCCCCGACGTGATCGGTATCGAACACCCCGTCCGTTCCGTCGGAGTCGGTAACGGTCAAGGAGATTTCTCCGATCACTCCAGACGGCTTGATCGTCAATGTCTGGTCCTTGTTCTCGTCTTGATACGGTCCATATCGCCGTGTCGCGGCAGGTTCCGATGTGATCGACCAATCGTCGTCGTCATCACAGACCAGTGTGTAGGGATAGTAGAACGGATGGTATATCTCCCGACCGCCCGGTCCGAATTGCAGAGATCGCACCTGCCGCCAGGCGCTGGTATTCGAGTATACCGTCGTCAGGGCATAGGGGCTGCCGCCGTTCATTACGATCTCGCCGTCCTTGAAGACGCGCATTTTCTTTTCGCTGAATTCGAGGATGTAGCGATCTTTGCCTTTGACGAAGGCGATCAGGCGACTGTAGTAGGTCGAACTGTAGGCGGCCGCGATGAACTCGAAACCCGGTCGGCGCATCATGCCGCCGCCGGGCTCGACCACGACGTTCGTCAGTTCGGAGCATCCCTGATGGTATTCCGGCAGATCGCTGCGCCCTTTCATCTTGGGCGACAGTTCGCCGGCAACACCGCTATTGACTACTAAGTCCATAGTTCTTCCTACACCGGCGGTCCATATCGCCGCCTGGGGGTGACTTCACCGGCGATAATCAGGTACTGGTCCGGGTCCGGAGGCCGGCCGGTGGCGTCCATGTCATACGTCAAGGTGAAGGCCCCCGCGTTCGTAATGGTATCGCCGCTCTGCGGTATCGTTGCCATCGCCGTCTGGGCCGCGCCGTCGTACCAGGGCGACGAGGCGTTGTCACTGGTCACACTGAAGCTGCCCGCCTGCTGTACGGCCCAAATCATCAGAACACCTCCGTCACATCGTAGCGGCCGCCCTCTTCGGCGATATACGCTTCGGATTCGGCCAGGGCGATCAAGGCGTTCTTACGCTGTTCCAATTTCTGGAGCATGAGAACGCTGGTTCGTTCCTTCTCCGTGACCGTCATGGCGATCATCTCGGCCAGGTACAGCGAGTGCAGGACGTCAATACCGGGCGGATAGCGCTCTTCGCCCACATTGAACAGGTACAGACCGATCGCGTCTTCGAGGTCTGTGAAGATGTAGTCGTCGTTATAGATCGTACCCGACCGCTCTTCGGCCATGCGCTCCCATGCGTATTCCGTACCCCCGTCGTCGATCACTTTCAGCAGCAGCAGGCAGTCCGCCGGCCGCGCGTACTTGTAGGTCCACTTGTTCTCCAGGAAGGGGGCGTTGTCGGATACGGTCAAGGCCTTCGTCTTCAAGGCGAACGGCCAGTGCCGCACGGTGAGGGTCAACTTCTTGGCCGCTTCGTAAAAGTCCAGGCAGGCATTGAGAATGGGACTGTCGCCCGCCGCCGTCCGCGTAAAGTTCGTCAGGCGGCGCGACCCGGAAAGCTCACCCAGTTGGCCCAGCGCCATATTGCAGATTTTCACGGCATTGGCGTTGTGGTCGGACAGGTCTTCGTAGGTGGCTGAGACATCCTGGCCGTACAGATAGGCGTAGACCCCCACGTCACTGTCGGCCGCATTGGGACTCAGTAAGGTCACGGCGATCTCAGCGCCCTCGTCGGCCGTGAACGGCTCCGATTCCCACACGATCTGTTCCGTACTGGCCGCAATCGTCAGCGTCAACGGATAGCCGTAGAGGTTCACGCCGTCCACTGTAACGACGACGGTGAACTCGCCGCCCGTCCCGTCCAGTGGATTGTCGTCGTCGCCGACGGCCAGCTTGACCTTGCACGTAGTCGGGACAGACGAGTCCTGGGTGTATTCCAGTACGGTCTGCGATGAGGCTTGCAGATCGTAGGCGTCCTGTTCGCTGTCGAGAAGCGTCTGACTCATGGCCGCACCTTAATCGTATTGAAGGATGTAAACGTCCACGATCACGGTCAACGTCTGGGCCGTGCCGCCCGCGTCTGCGGACGGGTCGATACTGACCGTAAGGGCCTCGTTCACGAAGTACGTGGGATCGAAGTCGGCGTCCTGTGTGGCCTTTTCGCTTTCCGTGCCGAAGCGATAGTTAGTCGCGTCGTTTTTCGCCCCGGAAGAGAAGAGCGTCAGATCGGCCTCGTCGGTGATCGTCACGGTGACGTCAGGGTCGCCGGTGACTTCGGAGACCCACATCCGCACCCCTACGAGCTTGCCACTCACCCCGCCGATGACCTGCGTCTCGGCTGCGTGGCCCGCACCGGTGATCCAGGTCTTGGTAATCGTCGTCTTTGTCAATCGCATCGTGTCACCTCATACAAAAACGTCCGCCGGAGGCCCGGTCCGAGCCGAGCCCCCGGCGTAACGACTGTGTGTTACGGAATCTCTTCCGTCCAGGTGCCCGTGGACGATATCACCACCCAGTTGGTGGCATCCACGGCCACGATCGTCAACGATTCACCGATGGCGTCGGCCACGTAGTATTCAGCCGCGTCCATTACCGTCGAGCCGTAAACGATCTTGTCGCCGGCGGCCGGCGTGACACGCAACTCCTGGGCCGCCATGACGACGAACGTGTAAGTGAGGCCCGCCGCCGCATCCGGCAGCGTAAAGGCGTCGGCCCCGTCCGATCCGGCGTTCGTAATCACGTAACCGCTCTCGGCCACACCGATCGTCGGGGGTTCGGAATTGTTCTCGACGACCTTGAGGAATCCGTATATAGCGGCGGTGCCGTCGCCGATGATCGGATCGCTGGTCGTCAGGCCGGTACTGGAGGACAAGGTAATGCCGCCCGCCTCCGCCTGGAGCAGAATGGCCCCGGCGCCCGTGCCCTGATCGGCGTGAATCTTGATGACTTCCGCCGTCCCGCCGTTGGCGTGGATATAGATACTGTCCGTCCCGTCGGCGTCCGTCGAGACGATGACGATCTTGTCCTCGGCGTCGATCGTGATATCGCCGTTGGCTGCGCCGTCGGCGACGATACTGATCGCCCCGTTGTCCGTATCTATGGAGATGCCGCCGCCCGTACCGCTGGCGTTGATACCGATGGCGTCGGCCCCCGTCCCGGCCGCTTCGAGAGTGATACTCGAATCGTTGTCCCCGACCTGGGTCAAGAGCAGGTCTTCGCCGGCCCCGCTCGACGTGACGGTCAAGCTGAGATTGCCGGTGCTATCGATATCGATCAGATCGGCGGCCGCCTTGAGCGTGCCCGACGTGGCGATGAGACTGATCGCGTCCGCCCCGTTGCCGCCCGAACTGAGGATCAGACTGCAATCGGCCGTGCCGGCCTGGGCGATCGTCAGGTCTTCACCGGCCCCGCCCGTTACGGTCACATTGGAGGCGCCCGTGCCGTCGATACTGAACAAGTCGCAGTCCAGGGTGAAGTCGGCCGAAGCGCCCGTCCCGGTCACGACCATATTGCCCGTCCCGAAATCGACGGTAATCCCGCCAGCGGCGTTCTCGGCGTCGATAACGATCGAATCGGCCTGGGCCTCGTCGGCCACGATATTGATCGAGCCGCCGTCATTGTCGATCGTAATGTCCTCGCCCGCCGCCCCGGTCGTAGTGATGTCGATATCGGCCAGGGAGGTGATCTGGATACCGCTGCCGGCCCCGGCGGCCGAGATGACGATTGCGTCGTCGGCGCTCGATTCACTGGCGACGATATTGATAGACGTACTGGCCGTCAGGTCGAGGTCTTCGCCCGCCGCCGCGCCGGCTACGGTCACGTCGATACCGCCGGCACTGGTAGTCAGACTGATGGCGTCGGCGCCCGTACCGGACGAGACCAGTTTGATCGAACTGTCCGTCGAGCCCGTCACCTGGATAGTCAAGTCCTGCGCGGCCCCGGTCGTCGCCGTCGAAATGGAGGCGGCCGCCGCGTCGAACGCGATACTGCCCACCCCGGTCAGGTCGTCCACGGCACCCAGCGCCAGGCCGGTAATACCCGTAGTACTCTTGAGTCCCACGACGTTCGTGGCCGAGTCCATATCCAGGGTCAGGTCTTCGGCCGCGTCGGTAAAGGTGAACTCGCTGTCGGTGCTATTCGTCAGTGTGCCGCCGTTCTGGAGGACCAGACCAGCCGTAGCCGTAACAGTCGAAGTCGTCGTCACCGTAGCGGCCACGACGGCCCCGGCCTTCGAGACGGTGAACGCTCCGGCCCCCGCCTGGATATCGTCACCCGTACCGCTATTGACGATCTGAATGGCGTCCTGAGTGGAGTTGGCCCCCACCGTAACCGACAGTCCGCCCAGGGCGGCGCTGCTGCCCGGAGTGGGTGTCAGGGCCAAAACGAAAGCGGCGTCGGCGTCGGTGTTCGTAATCGTCACGGCGCCCGTATCGGCCGTAATCGTTTTGCCGGCCCCGGCCCCGCCCTGATCGTAGGCGTCGTCGAGCGTATTGTCGCCGGAGCCGCTGGTCATCGTGACGATGGCCGAGCCGTTCCAATACTCGATGGCCTCGTTGGCGTCGCTGTACCACATCAGACCCTTGGTATGGGCCTGGAGAGCGTCGCTGACGGTTAGGCGCACGGTGTCCGCATAGACGCCGGGTGCAGCGTCCGTACCGCTGAGGTAGCCTTCCACCTCGCTCGACCACAGATCGAACTGGCCGTTGCGCTGGAAGAGTCGCGTACTGTTCCAAGCGAAATTTTCCGCTGAAGTAGTGAAGGCGGCGTAGAGTGTCCCGGCAATGAGCAGCAGGATAGCCGCCGCCAAAATCGTGCGTTTCATAATTGACTCCTTATCCTTACTGCCACCACAGGGCAGGACGGCGGCCACGCGCCGCCGCCTGCACCTGTACGGGCTGATGGATTCATATTACGACGGCATTACGATGTTCGAGCCGCCGACAATGTCCGGACGCGCTACTGGGACGGGCGGATTGGCGCCCAGCCACAGGAAAGCATTGCACACGCCGGCCGTCAAAGTTCCGGACGCCGAGAGGACAGGGCCGCAGTAGCGGTCCCGATCGGCTGCCTGTACGCTGCACAAACAACTCATCAGCGGTACGCAGAACAGCCAGTGGCCCGGATCGGCCGGATCGGCCGACAGATCGGCCCGCGCGATGACGCGCCCGCTCAGCAGCAGATCGCCGTCGGTCAGGGTCGTGCCCGAGTGTTGGTAGAACAGCACTTGAAGCGACGTGCCGGCGCTCGGGACCGTGTCGCAGGTGACAATGACCCAAAGGGGAATGGACGTATTGATCCAATCCTTGTTTTTGCCTGCCTGCCAATCAATGTAGCCGTCGCAGACGTCGGTCGTATTGTCAGGCATGTCCCAGTCCAACTCAAAGTTCCATTTACTATCAAGAATCATGGTTGTCTCCTTGGGCTCAAAGCCCTCATGCCGTGGTTACGTCATCTGGCTGTTGGTCAGCAAGATGCGATCATCGGGACGCAAAGGTATCTGGCCGATGTACGCCTGGGGCGTCGCGAACGGCTGGTTGGGCGGATAGTGGATATTCACCTTCTCGTCCACCGCGTTCTCGATCTGCGTGAACAGATCAGAGTGCAGATAGGCGTAGATCGTGCCGAACGTCTTGCCCGCGAACGCATTCTTGGCCTGCCGGAAAATGCGGATGTCGAAGGCATTGGCATCGTCGTTGTCCGTGTGAATGTTCGTGATGCGTTTGATCCGACGCGGGTCCTTCAGGCACAGGCCGCCCTTCCAGTCGAAGTTCACCCGCATGAAGTCGGCGATCTTCTTCTGTTCGTCGGGCACGGCATTGTCCGAGTCCGTCTGCGTCGCCAGGGGCGCGTCCGGCAGGGGGGTCCGCTGAATGCCGCCCCGCTCACCCTTGGGGTAGATCATGCAACAATCGTACTGGTCCCATTGGATCAGCCAGATGTCCGTCAGAGAGGACGCCGTAGACGCCCCGTTGTCGAAGACGCTGTAGTCGGCGATCGCACCATACCGCACATCCAGGCCGTCGAACTCTTTGGGCTCGGTCGAGGAATCGCCGTAGAACAGCATTTCGGCATACGCCTGATTCATGCCTTCGAGGTACTTCATTTCCTCGTTCTGCAACCAGGCGGCCGGCTGCGGCTGGCTCGTCATGTACTCCTTATTGACGCGGAGTTGGTTGCCGAACCAGGCCATGCTCTCGCTGCCGTGCTGGACTTGGCCCTTGGTGGCGGCGCGGCCCTCGCCCCGACTGAGCAGGTAGGGCTGCGGTAGTGACGTGGTGATGTCGAATTCTTCCCCGTTGATGCTCTCGGCCTCACGGACCGGGGCGTCCATGAGAATCGGGTGACGCTCGACCAGGACGTTGACCTCCCGGCGGAGCGTCGTCATGGTCTTGTCGTAGCGAGCGAGAATTTCACTCCACGACCACTGGTTCATTGAATTTCCAGCCATTTTGTGGACTCCTTATTACCATTCTGAACATCGTGTTCGTTCGTCGTGGGGAATCCGTCAATGGCTGACAGGCCCACTGCCATCACGCTGGGTCGCGCCCGCTACTTTGGCGGGTGAGCACTCAGGCCCTGACAACAGGGGAATCCGAGATTCTATGACACTCCGGCCTTACGCCGGCTTGGCAATCCCATAGCCTCCTAAGTAATGGTCGCCCTCATATTCGGCGCCGCGATTGATGAACCAGAGCTTCATCGGGTACTCTTCGTCGCCCGGATTGCTCTTGGCGTAGACTTCCGGGTCGTACGGATACGACGGGTACTGCTCCTCGACCTTCTCGCTGCCCGTCTTGCCGTCGCCGGAAATAACCCGTCCGTCCTGGGCCATGTCCCCGATAATCATCAGCGTCTGCACTACGGCCGGATCGTTCTTGACGACGGCCGTGAATTGCTCGTCCGTGATCTTCTCGAACTCCACGCCAACCACCTGAGCGATCCCGTCCTTGATCCACTGGGGACAGAACCGGCCGCGAAAGGCCCGGCGCACGAGTTCCATCTGTCGCTGCGGGTCCGGGCCCAGCAGGTCGG